TACGCGGGGGGCTGCCGCTGTAGTAAGACAATAATCCAAAAAATAGAGAATGTGGAAAACTTGAGTTTTCAACACTTTCAACAGGTTTTCAACAACAAGTTGCACAAAGAAATCCGTCAAAATGACGAACTTTCAACAATTCAACAAGTTTTCAACAAAGTTTTCAACAGGCAAAAAGGCGATAAATAAACGTAGTAACGTTAAAAAAACGAGTTTTCAACACTTTCAACACTACTACTACTACTACTACAACAAGTTAATATAAAAAGAAAGCGAGGTGTCAACCGGCACAAGATAGACAAGGAAGCTTGTGCCGGTAACAAAAATGCCATGTACAAAACCATTAGTATTTCAGATGGACACGAAAAAACCACAGCTGTGGGGAAGTCTGGAAAACCTATCAAAGCAAGGACTACAAACGGACATCATGGACGGAATCAAAAAAGGAAAATTCGCATTGTTACCATGCGGTAAGTGCGAGTATTGCAGAAAACAGATGGCTGACCAATGGGCAACAAGAATAGAGCTAGAGGCCAAAGAGTGGGACGATGTGATTTTCCTAACGCTGACGTATGACGATGAACATATCCCATACGGCGAAATCATAAAAGGCTACAGAAGCATTCAAAGCCAGACTGTAAGCAAACGAGACGTGCAGCTATTCCTAAAACGGCTACGGAAAGCGTACAAGAAGCCAATAAAATACTTCCTAGCAGCTGAGTATGGCGACAGAACAAAAAGACCACACTATCACGCGATAGTATTCGGACTAAAACCACCGGACGCACAATGGTACAAAAACCAAAAGGGCAACAGCTACTTTAAAAGCGAGTGGCTAGAAAAAATCTGGGGCAAGGGCATGATAGACTTTTCACCAGCACAACCAGGGAGCTACGCATACGTAGCACAATACGTCAACAAAAAAGCCATAGGCGCAGAGCAAGCAGCAAAATACTGGATGGAAGGCAGAGAACCAGAGTTTCGAATCATGTCAAAAGGTATAGGCGAAAAGTATCTAAAAGAACACAAAGATGAAATCTTGAAAACAGATAGCATCATCTGTGCAGGAGGCCGCGAGAAAAGGCCTCCACGCTATTTTGATAAGATACTAGATAAGGATACCAGCCAAGACACAGAAAGCTATTTTAGAGCACATTCTGACGAGCTGAGAGAGGTTAGAGCCAGACGCAGACGCAGCGCGATACAAAGTTTGGTCAATCTCGAACAAAACACGAGCGTGGATTATGAAACCTATCTCAACATTCAAAAAGAAAAGGACAAGCTAAGGCAAAAGTGGCGTGAGCCGAAAACATAACGCGCACAGCGCTAAAAAGGAATGGATTTAGCCGAATTCCGCTGCGCTCCATACGGCAAGGCGCTAAAGCGCTTTCAAAACAAAGGAGCAAAACCAGCTACTGATATATCAATTAAAATACTTGACAATTGTAAAGAAATATGCTATAATATAACCAGAAAGAGAGGTAAGAAGCATGAAAGACTTCTACGAATACACCAAAAACAAAAAAGTAAAATTCTACCGTTCAAGAATTGACGGGCAAATCCGTTTCCCTTATACTTTCAGCAAGAAAGAAAACTGCTGGATAAACAGAACGTGCGAGCTGTCCCGGCAGAGAATCAACCAATTGGAAAACGAAAACAAAATAATGTGGATGTAAGGAGAATTGACAAAAATGCTTAAAAGCTATATCATGGACACAGATGGAAATGTACAACTTGTAAGACACTTCAAAGTAAAAGAATTTGCATGTAAAGACGGCAGTCAAGTAGTATTCATAGACGACTACCTATACAACGTTCTGGATATCTTACGACATAAACTAGGAAAGCCGGTAATCATCACCAGCGGATACAGAACACCAGAATGGAACAAAAAATGCAACGGAGCAAAATACAGCTACCACATGCGCGGTATGGCGGCAGATATCCGGGTCGATGGCATGAGCGCAAAAGAACTTGCCAACAAACTGAATGAAATCGTCCCGGATGAATGCGGCATTATCGTATACAACAATTGGGTGCACTTTGATGTGCGAACCGGGAAAAAATACAGAAAGGGGATGTAACAATGGAACATATCAGCATCAAGCAGTGATAGAATGACGCCATAACCTGGAAAGGAAAATTAGCAATGAAATCGTGGAACGTGCGAGACCAGACCAAAGAAGCGAATTGTAAGCGACAAAAACCAAAGAAAGGAGTAAACAAATGGCACACAGAAGCGGAGCGGGTCGAGGAGACCAGAAACGCTTTACCCAGACTGCAAGACGGGTAAAAAACATCAACGTAAGACCGAAAATCTCACGCGGCGGCATCCGACTGTAAGCAATACAAACAAAAAAGGAGGTGACTTAATGGCATTAATCAAAATCAAGGACGTTAAGGAAGCAATCGCGCTGATGATGCAAATCCTTGAAAAACTCGATAAAATCTACCACGCGATGAAGGATGCAAACAAAAACGAAGAATAAAGGAGAAAAACATGAAACTGAAATTCTATTCATTCCACGATGCACTGACCAACGGCTACTCTCAGCCGTTCTTGCAGAACAACAGAGCACAGGCAGTACGAACGGCACGATGGAAGGCCAACGAAAGCAAGCCGAGCGAAATCGAAGATATTTCGCTCGTAGAACTGGGCGAGTTTGACACCGAAACCGGCTACATGAGCGAAGCGATGCCCGAGCACATCACGCGGCTCATCGACCTGAAGGAGACGGCCAATGTTAAATCCTGATGTACTGGTAAGATACTACGGTCTACCGACCGAGAGAGTGAAAAACAATCCGGGCAGCGAGACCGCGCCAACGTGGAAAGCGGTAAAGCGACCGAACGGCACAACCGAATACATCGAACAGCCGAAAGAAAACACATACGAGAAAATCCAGCGAGCAGGCGAGGGCTACGACCTTGCAAGCGCAATCGCACGGCTGGAAGCTGGAGACACCAGTATCAAGGCTAAAAGCATGGTATACACCGAGGGCACAGACCTAGAAAATCTGCCAAAAGACATCATGACGATGCACGAAAAAGCCGAGGCTGCAGCCGAAACAATGGAACAGATAAAACAGATGCAGCAGACCGAACAGCCGAAGCCGAAAGAGGAAGAAAAAAAGGAAGAGGTGAAGGAAAACGAACCGAAACAGTGAAAATCATTTCGCGCAAGTGCCGCGAATGGAACGACCGCGAAGCAAATTCGACCGAAGTCACCAGCTGTTGACGACAATCAACGAAGGCGATTTGGTACCCATCTACTGTGATGAAGTACTTCCGGGTGATACCGCACGTGTACGCCTAAACGGCCTCATCCGTATGAGCACGCCTATCTATCCTATCATGGATAACTGCTACATGGACACCTATTTCTTCTTTGTTCCGTGCCGTCTGCTGTGGGATCACTGGGAGAACATGTTCGGCGAGAACGACAAAGACTGCTGGGCAGAAAAAACCGAATACAGCACGCCGACTTGCACATTTGGACAAACAAGGGGAATCCAAACCGGAAGCATCGGCGATTATTTCGGACTGCCTACGAACATAAACAAACCAATCAAAGTAAACGCACTGCCGGCGCGCGCCTACGCAATGATTTATAACGAGTGGTTCAGAGATGAAAACCTTGAAGCACCGTTAACGCTAGGCTATAAAAAAACCGACGATGGCGGAACCACAGCGGGCGATGGAATGACAGACATCAAATATAGCGCCAACGACCCGAAAAAAACAACGAACATGGACGAAGGGGCACTATACGGAATGAAACCGGCAAAAGCTGGAAAAATCCACGACTATTTCACATCCTGTTTGCCATCGCCGTTGAAAAATGACCCTGTGGAAATCAGCCTAAGTGGTAATGCACCAATCAAAGGATACAAAGACTTCAACTATACAGAACTAGAACTCCAGGGAGCAAGCCCAATTATGGCCGGAAGAATTCAAGCCGAAGCGGAAATAAGCGTAACGCCTAGCTATACAGTAATGAAACAAGGTGGAAACACCGCATACTTGGGCGCAGACCTCGGCGAAGTAAATGCAATCAGCATCCAGGACTTGCGCATGGCAATCGCCTTGCAGCACATCTTTGAAGCAGATGCACGCAACGGCACGCGCTATCGCGAGTTCCTTTCCGGCACATGGGGCGTGACAAGTCCGGACAGTCGGCTTCAGATTCCTGAATACATCGGAGGTCAGCGAATCGCAATCAATGTTAATCAGGTTGTGCAGACAAGTCAGACGGACACGACAACCGGACAAGCGCTGGGCAATACAGCAGCATACAGCCTGACCACGTGCAGCAAACAGATGGTAGACTATGCAGCAACCGAATATGGATACATCATCGGTCTGGCAGTGGTACGAGTAGAGCACAGTTACCAGCAAGGACTTGCAACCAAGTGGACGCGTGGCGGGCGGTTCACCTACTACGACCCGCGATTGGCAGCACTGGGCGAACAGCCGGTGTATAACCGTGAAATCTATGCACAGGGCACGGACGAAGACAACAAAATCTTTGGATACCAAGAAGCATGGGCAGATTACCGTTACAAGCCTTCTTACGTAACCGGAGAAATGCGGTCTAGCTGTGAGACCAGTTTGGACGCATGGCACTATGCGGACGATTATAGCGAGCTTCCGCATCTCTCGGCAGAGTGGATTCAGGAAGGAACACAGAACATTGACCGAACGATTGCAGTGACAAGCGCAAAAAGCCACCAGTTCTTGTGTGACTTCTATTTCACGGAAGACTGGTATCGCGAAATGCCTATTTACAGCATTCCCGGCATTGAAAGAATTTAAGGAAGGAGGAAGCCCCGCAAAAGCGGGGCTATTTTTGAATGGAAACGTTATTAAGCTTTATGCCATACCTCATGCAAGGACTGAGCATGTTAACAGGCATCATAACAAGCAGTAACCAAAGCAGCGCCAAGGACAGCCAAGCGTCCGGCAGCGAGACCACAACCGGCAGCGAGACCACAACCGGCAGTGTAACAGCACCGCAGCAAATCGGTGCAACACAAATCAGCACGCCAACAGGCATTACAACATTTGGTAACCAGAGCAGTGTAAACACCGCAAACGCACTACAAATGATGAGTGGACTGCTGAGCAACCTTGCGAATGCTGGAAGCCAAGCAAGCGCCAAGAAGTACAACAGCGCAGAAGCAGCAGCGGAACGAGCATTTCAAAAGGAAATGCGCGGGACAGCCTATCAAGATACCGTGAAGGACATGATCGCAGCGGGAATCAATCCTATTTTGGCAGCAACCAACGGTGCAACAAGCACACCATCGGGAGCATCAGCAAGCATTGGAAGCCAACGTTATAACCAGCAGAGCGCACAGGCTGCAAGTGTAAGCGCTATGTACGAATACGGCAACAACACAGCAGAGCTAGCAGACAAATACTTACAGCTGGCAAAACAGGCCACCAGTGCAAAACAGTTTAAGAATGCGAAAAGCTGGGAACAGGCAGCGAGCGAGCTAGCAACCTCAAGCGCAAAACAGGCGCAACAGTACACCTATGCAGCTAGCAAGTTAGGTGCAGGACTTGCAGGAGCTGGCAAAGCAGCCAAAAAAGCAGCAGAAAAAACTGGCGAAGCAGCCAAAAAAACAGCAAAAAACTTTAAAAAGTACAACCAAAGAATACCAATCATGCCAAACATGGACGCATTCAACGCATACAGAGGAGATTAAAAGCCCCTCCGCGCAAAGCTAAGGTTCCCCAACACAGGGGCACCAAACGAGCGGCAACCAAAACATAATCATGTAAAGAGAAGGGGGGGCGCAAATTGGTTTG